CATCAATACCAGTAACAGTAACACTACCAGGATCACTGATAAGTGAAACACCAGTGATGGGAGTGTAAGTTAAAGTAGCAGCAGCACCAGTAATATCAACTGTTCCACTTCCCCCTACTACCAAACGGTTAGTAAGAAGTGAAGCATTGATACCAGTAATAGTTACTGATCCACTGTCACTTGTTACCTTACGTCCTACAACTAGACCAGCATCAGCACCAGCTATAGTGATAGACCCACTATCAGCTGTGACGCTAGTACTACTTGTAACAGTAAGAGTAGCATCGATACCGGTAATACTAATACTACCAGGGTCACCGATAACACAGGGATTCTTTAAGAAGTTAGCATCACTACCAGTGATACTTACTGAACCACTATTACCAACAACAACGGTAGTCTTAAGGAACGTAGCATCAACACCTGTGATACTGACAGAGCCAGCATCAGCGGTAACCATCCTACCTTTAGAAAGACCAGCATCAATACCAGTAATACTAATGGAGCCAGGGTCACCAATGACACAAGGGTTCTTTAAGAAGTTAGCGTCGGAGCCAGTGATAGACACACTACCGGCGTTACCAGTAAGACCTGTCGTTTTAACAAACGACGCATCAACACCAGTAATAGCTACAGAACCAGGATCAGATGCTGAAAGGTATGAACGCTCAAGAAGAGCAGCAACACCATTAATTGCAATTGAACCTGGATCACCAATGACGCATGGGTTCTTAAGGAAGTTAACATCACTACCAGTAATGGTAACTGAACCAGGGTCTGAGGTTAACGAATAGGCAAGAGCAGCCTGAGGGTATTCAAACTCCACCCAGGAGATTGCCATACCACGTCTGTTGCCGGGGTTACCCCCACCAGTATCGTAGTTAAGATCAACCTGGAATACACCTGATTCAGTGACATCACCTGCATCAAACGTAACATCTTGAGTAGCAAAGTTAGTTTCAGGTATCGTAAAAGAACCTGATGTAACTGTTGTACCTTCAACATCAATGTTTAAAACAGCAATGCTGTTACCACCTGAAGCACCAGCAACACCACCATCAGCTTCAACCCACCGGATCCTAAGTGTACAGGTTCCAGTAGCTGCCATATCAGTAATGGCAGCAAAGGTTATACTACCAACAGCAGAAGTACCGTCATCAGTATGAATATAAGTACTATCGTTAGCAGTGGTGGTGTTGATGTCTGAGACAGTTCCACCACCCCAAGTACCTGCTAGACCTGTAGGGCGAACAATGTTGTTTGCCATGTGTCACCCCCATCAGGCGACAGTGAAGAGATCAAACGTAGCGTTCAGGTCAACAGTAAAGGTTTCTCCATCATTGAGAGTAATGTTAGAACCATAATCCCAATAACCAAGGAGAGGGTCAGCAGCAGCTGCATCATTACTCACGCTGCTGTTGTAAAGGACGGAGTAACGGAAAGGACCGACGCTACCGCCTGAAGCAGTAAAGACCACATCATTAGCGCCACGTACAGTAATAGTACCGCCAGACTTGTTGATAGAAAGACTACCAACTGACTCACCACCATCAGCTCCACCGGTATAACCGTTACCAGTCGCAAGCTGTGTAATGTTAGCAAGCACCGTATCAGTAGCGACAGTAGGTGCAGTGTTCGTAAGAGCAATCTTCAGAACATTAGTAGAGTCTGAAGAAAAATCATGCACCTGATCACAAAGATCTTTTCCGATGCATTCGTATTTAACAAAAGAAGCCATTAGCTTTAGTTAGAAGTAACTTTAATTCCGGTGTAGTTTGATGGTCCAAAAGTACCAGGCGGTCCAGGCGGTCCATCCCTACCGGGACGACCATCTTTACCATCCTTACCTGCTGGACCCTGTGGACCTTGTGGACCTTGTGGTCCAGGGTCACCATCATAACCATCCTCCCCTGGCTTTCCAGGCTCTCCTGCCGGTCCCTGAGGACCAATCATAGAGACACCTGCTGGCCAGGAAGATTCAGATTTAGGACCATAAATGATCCAACTTCTATAATCAATATAGAACTCTCCAGGTTTACCAAGATGGTTAGCTGGTGGTGTTGTACCACTCAACAATCCCAACCCGTCTTTACCTGCAGTACCAGGATTACCAGGAGCACCAGGATCTCCAGGATCTCCTTTAGAACCTTTCGGTCCCTTAGGTCCAGGTGGTCCAGGTTCTCCTTGTTGTCCAGGTTCACCCGGTTCTCCCGGCGCTCCCATGGGACCAAACTCAGGCGACATAGTTAGTTCGCCAGTAATGGGGTGGAGTCTAAGCATTATTGTAGTTTGGATACACTTTCAAGATAACCAGTCGTAGCATTGTAACTCATGTTAACAGTGGCAACGATCTGACCAGATGGACCGCCATAACGGTAGACAACCTGAGTAGGATTGCCATCACCGTTGTTGGTCATAGAGATGTAATCATGTTCGGGTACGCTAATACCCGTTTCCATTTGGCGGCTTGAATACCGCCCATGTGGAGCGTTAGAAGAAGGCATAATTATTCAATAGGTGGCCAAGTATCAGGAGATACGTCAAGAGTTCCAGGCTCTGCTACTTGTCCCTGTGGGCAGAGTTCAGTAACAGTCTGACCAGCAGGGTAAGCAAATTGAAATGCGTTAGCCGTGTTGTCATGGGTAACATAAAGAACACCCATACCAGCAACAAGGCTACCGGGATTGTAAATAATAGACATGGTAATTAACCAATTGAAGGAGCAGTGAGAGCAACTGGAGTGGAATCAGCTGCAGCTAGATCCAAAGGAAAGTTATGTGCGTTACGCTCGTGCATCACTTCAAAGCCCAGATTCGCTCGATTGAGGATGTCAGCCCATGTGTTGATAACACGACCTTCAGACTCAACAATGGACTGATTAAAATTAAAACCATTAAGGTTAAAAGCCATTGTAGAAACGCCAAGAGCAGTGAACCAAATACCAACAACAGGCCAAGCAGCCAGAAAAAAGTGAAGGCTACGAGAGTTGTTAAAGGATGCATATTGGAAAATCAAGCGACCAAAGTAACCGTGAGCAGCTACAATGTTATACGTCTCTTCCTCTTGTCCAAACTTATAACCATAGTTTTGAGATTCATTTTCAGTCGTCTCACGAACAAGAGAAGAAGTAACGAGACTTCCGTGCATAGCACTAAAAAGACTACCGCCAAACACACCAGCAACTCCCAACATATGGAAAGGATGCATGAGGATATTGTGTTCAGCTTGGAATACCAGCATGTAATTAAACGTACCGGAGATACCGAGTGGCATGGCATCAGAGAACGATCCTTGACCGAAGGGGTAGACAAGAAATACTGCAGAAGCAGCGGCAACAGGAGCAGAGTAAGCAACAAAGATCCAGGGACGCATCCCTAGTCGATAGCTAAGTTCCCACTCGCGTCCCATGTAAGCATAGATACCAATGAGGAAGTGGAATACGATGAGCTGGAATGGACCCCCATTGTACAGCCATTCATCAAGTGTATTAGCTTCCCAAATTGGGTAGAAGTGTAGTCCGATGGCATTGCTGCTCGGAACGACGGCTCCTGATATGATGTTGTTACCATACAACAAAGAGCCTGCGACGGGTTCGCGGATTCCATCAATGTCAACAGGTGGTGCTGCGATAAACGCAATGATAAAACATGTAGTAGCGGCTAGGAGACACGGAATCATCAGTGTTCCAAACCACCCTACATACAAACGATTGTTAGTAGAAGTAACCCAAGAACAAAACTCATCCCAGGTTGACTCCCGCTGTTGTTTTTGTAGTACTGCGGTCATTTAAATTTCTTTAAGAAAGAGTAAGCATAACTCTCCCTATTACCATAGATCCCCCAGCCCAGCCAATAGTAGGCTGAGTTCATGTAATAGGGGAGTTGTTGGTATTTAGTCTGAAACTCATCAAGCTCAGCACGGAACTTAAGCTCGTTAATCATGTAACGGGTTTGACCTTTCAGACTACTAGGATCGCACCCGTATCTTTTACAGAATATGCCAAGCCCATGATAACGACTTGGCGATGTCCATTGGATCAAACCATAACCTCCACGAAGGCAGTGGTCGTAAGGAACGATCGCACCTCCTTCGCAGATGTTAGGTATGAATTTACTTTCTTGTTGAATGTTACCCATGATCACAGCCAGGGCAACCTTATCTTTGATGTCCGCTTTAACTTGCAGTTGTTCTAGGATATATTGTTGCGCTGGTGTACAGGGAGGACATTCAATCATGATATTCAGAAGCTATACTTCACACCGGCTTTAGTGCCGTAGCTATTCACATCATCAAAAGCTGCAGACAGCTCACCATAAACGGAGACTTTTTCAGTAGCCTTGACAGAACCGCCAAGCTTACCAGTCAGGATGGTATCCGCTTCACCACCATCAGGAGCAGTGACGGACGGACCACCTTGAATATACCAACTACCAACATCACCACCACCTTCAACACCGAAGTGGAAGTCAGTCGTGTGACCTTGGAAGTCAGAACCCACAAAGCCTGCATTGTTTTCGATGTTGACGTAAGGACCGGCAACAGCAGGGGCAGCAGCAAACAGAGCTGCAGGGAGGATAGCAAAGAATTTCATTAGTTACGAATAATAGTTTTAGTGTAAGAAACGCCGCGATACTTGTAAGTGACTTTAGTAGCCATGATAAACTCCAAGTACCTACCCCCCGTTCCATGAGTAGGTTACATGCGTCCACACGTGTGGATGAACGGACGGCGTGATTGGGTTATTTTTTCTTGCCCCCACCTTTAGAGGTGTGAGGCTTACCACATTTAGATTTGTACATTACCATAGTCCTGGAATAATTTGACCAGTAAAAGCATAGGCACCCAGTGCAGCCATTACACCAAGCATAGCCAAGCGTCCATTAAGCATTTCAGCTTTTTCGTTATGAGTCACAGTGTAAGAATCGTCAGAGTACATGCGTGGTTCTTTAGCCCAAATGTTGGTGTCGTTCATTAAAAGGAGAGGTTAGAGCGGTCGAGTTTATTATAGATGTCTTGACGGTAGGCAGGATCACGATCATACCTAGGGTCATTCATAGCAGCAACAAGCTCAGCTTGGCTGCGGAAAACATCTTGAGATGTAGCTGCTTTACCTTGAAGTGTTGTGCCTTCAAAACCTACAGCATCAGTGTACCTAGATTTCAAAGCTTGAATAGCAAAGTTAATAGCGGCTTTGTTGCCAGACTCAACAACGTTATCAAACGCTTGAACTTCTTGTTCACTGAAGTTATCAGCTGCCCACCGGACAAGCTGTTGATACTGCTCAGCACCGCCTACAGAATTGTGGATCTCAGCAACATCTTGGTCACTAAGTTCTACAGCTGTAGGAGCTTCAGCAGTATCTCTTGATTGATAAGCAAGGTAAGCTTTGATCAGATCTTCAGATGACATAGCGCTGAGCTTTTGTAGAGTCTCAGGACTCAGCTCACCATTCTCATCAAACTCATCATCCGCTGCCTCGAAAGCAGCAACGATAGGATCTGTTTCTTCCTCTACTTCTTCAGGTTGTTCAGCTTGTTCTTCAGGAGAACCAAGTTTCTTTTGCAGTTCAATGTAAGCTTGCTCTAGTTCTTCAGCTGACTTATACTTGCCAGCCAACAACTCATTCTGCTCTTGCTCTAGTTTCTCTCCGATTGCTAGAGACTCTGCATCCCTTGCTTCCGCAGCTTCAACAGCTTGCGGATCGTCACTGGGATCATACGTTAGTGTTGCCATAGTTAGTGATTACTTTCAAACCATTCAGACCAACTTTCTCCACCTTACCAGATGGCACGCCAACTGATGGCTTACCAATCTTTTCTTTAGGAGCGTACTTGTTGGTCTCAAATGAGGTGGGGTTTGCTACTTCCGAAGGATCAAAGTTAGATTCCTTCTTAGGAGGGTTAGGTTTTTTACGTGGTACACGTTGTGGTCGTACCGGTTTATGTTCCAACGACATTGTTTACGTCTTCTTTAGCTTCAGGGTTTTTAGTGGGATCAGCTAAGGGTGATTTCAAGAAGGTGTTACGTTGATCATTCTCAGCTTGTTGTTGCATCATCATCTGTTCCTGCTCAATCATCTCTTGCTGTTCTTCTTCACGGTCTTCAACGGACTTAACAAGGTTAAGTACATCAATACCTTGAGCAGCAGCAAGACGTTTGATAGCTTCGTCAGCGTTAATGTATTGCATCAAAGCTTCAGGTCCAAGAGTCTGAGCAATAGTCATGATGAAGGTAGTGAGTGATTCACGATCTTGACCACGACCAATAGCATTAATACCAGCAACAATAGTAGGAGAAACAAGATCTTTAGGGATCTTAGGAAGCTGACCACTACGTTGCAGAACCATAAGCTTACGGTTCAAGTAAGGAAGAAGGAACTCAACAGTCAACAGTGAGAACAAACCACCAAGCTGTTGTTCAAGTTCAAGCTGAGTAAGCCTGACTTCTTCAGCTGTCGTACGTTCAGACTGACGAACAGTAAGAACAAGGAAAGCTTCAGACAAACGACGTTCCAGATTGTTTGACATCTCAGCAGCTGTTCTAAAGTCTGCTGTCTTACCAACTTGGATAACACCGATGTCATCAGGTCTACCCTGAACGATCGCTCCGTTGCCTGCCTGCGCCAGCGTCTGCGGTTTAGTTGTGCTTGAGGGTGATACAGTGAACACCACTTTAGCGGCTGCTGCAGAGCCTTCTACGAGGGATTGGGAGAGTGCATCAAGAGACTTAAGATCTCCCAAGAACTCCTCAACTCTACCGCGCCCATAGTTTTCTCCATCGACAGAATTAAACCGCAGTACAAGCCAAGGACTAGCATCCTTTGGAGCTTTGCTTTCAGACCCAGGAATTTTTTTGCCATAAACTTCTTGATGCCAGAGCCACCTGTTGTTATCCAGACGGACATGAGTATAAACTTCTGCGTCATCTGGGTGAAGAACAGTGTTGTTCATAGGTGGAGCTGGTTTCTCCATCAGCTCAGATGGCAAAAGATTTTTGCTAATTAATTCTTTTGTAACGATCTCAATTACGTTACCGTTTCCATCTCTTTCGATAACATAACGGTTGAGAGGATAGTGCTTAAGCCCATCCTTACCCATAAAAATCAGTGCATTACCACCAACAACAAGATGTTTAAGAGCTTGATGTACAACAACACGATCACTAGAAGCAGCGATCGAATCCATTACCATACGCTCCATCTTAGCAAAACTAAGATCAAGTTCAGAACGAACCTCAGCAGGTAACTCAGTACCTAACTTATCATCCCGAATTTGCAGCTTAAAGAATGTAGATTGAGGAGGCAACAAAGCAAGCATAAGCTTTGAAGCCAACGTGACTACACCTTTAGCACCTACGCTTTGCCAAGGTTGTTTAAGTTGTTGATGAGAAACACGATAGTCATCCAGTTGGATGAGGTAAGGAAGTGTTAGCTTAGAGCAATCAACCGCTGTGTCTAGAAATTCAGAACGATAACTACTTAGACGATCGTATCTAGCTTTAGCGTTCATTTGTTTTAACCGATGTTCATACCACCACCGTCTCCACTAGGAAGGTTAAGTGGGATCCTAAGAGAAGCGATTCCTCTCCCAAGGTTACGTACAGTTTTTCGTTTAGAAGATGCAGGAGCTACGCCTTGGTTAAGTGAACCAATGGTAGCACCAGTTGGTGTTGGAACAGACCTGCGTGTTCTTTCTGCTTCAGCTAACATCTGTTGACGTTGTGCTTCTAGTTGTCGCTCAAACATTTTAGTCTGTCTAGCCATCTCTGCGCGAGCTTTCCTCGCATCTTTCTCTGCTTGTTTCCTAGCTTTTTTTCTTTCGTTACCGCCGCCGCCCATAATTAAGAGTCCTCATTGATTTTAGATTGAATCCACTCCAACACACTTCGTTGACCAGCACGATACATGATCTGATTTACAGGAGATTCAGGAGTAGGGTTAACAGGTGGAAAGACAGTCTCCAATTCACTAAGGAGACCATCAACAGTAAGCCCTAAGTTAAGCGTACTGTGGGAGGTTTGGATTTGCATGTTCAAAGAACGCTGGCATACGTGCACGTTTGGTTTCGGAAAGCTCAGGAGCCTTACCCTCATACATCAAACGATCACTGGAATCCAGCCAAAATTTTTTGTTCAGATATTTATTAGGGTTATTAGCTTTAAGTGGCTGCATAACCCAGTTGATTGTAGCCTTACGCAATTTATCAAGAGAGGGACTAGATTCCAGTCCAAGCTCACGACACACCAAACTGTTGGTAGCTACGTGCACCTGCTCATCCCTAGAGATGTCAGCAGATACAGTCCTCAACCCCGCATCTCCTGTAAAACGGAAAAACGGGAGGAGGACAAAGAAAATCGCACGCTCGGCAACCAACGCTTTGAGGATCGTGTGATCCGGATGAGCAACCCAAGCGTCTCTAAGGAGTTTGGCTTCTTTTTCAGCGTGTTCATCAACACCCAAGGCGTTGGTAATATAACCCAATGCAAGGTCGTGGTTCTCTTCGTCTTTGACGTTGGACAATAAGATCTCCCTCGCCAGCTTTGGTACATCGTTGTTAAGTGCATCAGTAATAAAGTCACCAACTGGCAACTCCATGTGGCGGATAGCCAAGGCACGGTAGATAGTTTCTTCCGCACCTTCTAGGAGTTGACCAGCAGTGGTCTGAACAGGTGTCCAGGTTCTTTTACGATTAAGTAGTTTTTGATAAGGGTTCATTCGCCGCAATTACAATCAGGAGCAGGATCATTAAGAATAGACTCCAGGTAATCGTTCACATCTGACTCTTCCAACGCAGCGTATGCATCAGTCTTGTCTTGTGTGTCACCCATTACCTGAAGCGAATAATAAAGGGAGGTTTGGTCAGATGCCAACCACTCTTCGATAAACGCTTCGTCATAGGTGATCACATCAGACCAACTATTGAAGCTGTAACCGTGAAGAAGTCCCGTGTTGTCCAGCATTTTCATGATGCCGTTTGCAACACTCATATATGCATCCCAGCCAACTTCAGATGCGATCTCAACAGGACCGTAATCATAGCTTTGGACGCCAAAGGTACCGCTGTCACGGTCAACTTGACGGGCAATGGGAGGTGCAATTTCGGGAGTACAAGTATAACCATCGAGATCTTGGTAACGATAGCTACAAGAGGCAGTAGGAGCAATAGCAAATGCTCGATCCATATTATTGAAACGGGCAACTTCTGCTGCTTGTTTGATGGCAGATTGGAACTGAAGAGCAAGGGTAACAGAAGCATTGAAGTTCCTTGTACCCTCACCATTGTTAACAATCTCTAAGGCTTCACCAAACTCTTTGTAAGTTACTCCGTACCGCCGAAGGAGGTTGGAAAGACCAAGCATTCCGAGTCCCACCTGTCGATCAGTTTCAGGCGAGAGGTACTCTCCAGTATCTCCGACACCTGTCCTACCATGAAGGCTGCACAGCTCGGACATACCTTTAACAAATGCTCGTGGGATGTCGTCGAACTCACAGGCTCCAAGATTGACATGCTGTAGGAGGCATGTTCCTCGTGAAGGCAAGTATACTTCGAGACAGACGTTACCTCTGATGCGGTTTCCATGTTGATCAGTTTTGGTTTTGTTAAGCCAGATGTCACCCTGGCGGATGCCTTGGAGGAGAGCTTCACGTACTTCTTCTGTACTCTCTAGCCACCATTGGTCATTGATGTTAACACATCGTTTGACCCAAGGTAGCTCAGAACGGGAAGCAGTAACAAACTCAAGAACATCGGGGTGGTTAAGGTCAAGGTGGCACACAACTGCACCATTCTTGTACACACCACCTCGCCTCAAGGTTTCGTTGAGGGTTGAGTAGATTCGTGCGAATGATACAGGTCCAGAAGCGACAAGACCTTTTTCGTTTTCACTTCCTTTGGCTCGGAGCTTTGATAGATGGACTGCAACTCCAGCTCCATATCGGAGTGCATGAGAGACGAATCTCCAACTTGCTTCAATTCCATCTGGTCCTTCCATTGAGTCCTCCACCACAAAGACAGTGCAGGATACGGGGAGGCGGGAGGTGGGATCATCAATCCAGGACTGTACACGCCCTGTACGGGCGACAAGATCTGTGGTAGTGGGGGACATTATTAAACTAAGTCAGTGAGAATAGGTGGTTGATAGTTTGGTCCTTTAAGAACCTTTCCATCTTCACGACGAATAGGTTTACCGTCGTCGCCAAGTTTGGACATGTTAGAGCTGTGAACACGGGACATAGCTTCATCTAAATCCCAGCCCATGTTCTCAGCATATTGATAACACACATAGACAAGATCAGCTAATTCTTTCAGCTGTTCTTCATGTGGTTTAAAGTGATAAGCTTCGTGAAACTCTGACCATTCTTCATCGATCAAACGCTTCTGCATAGTCAGTGAAGCTTTCTTCGTAGAGTTCTTGATCTGATAGCCCGTACGAAATTCCTTCGCCTGCTGCATCAGGGTTTTCGATTGTGTAGTCAAGTTCGTTTTGCAGGTAATGAATAGCTTTGTTTAAGTCTTGAACTTTAGAGTCTTTGTGGCCAGCTCGGCAGATGTACTTAATAGCATTGCCGAGATGGAAGTTCAATCCTTGGTCTCGGATGAAATCCCAAACCTGGATAGAACCTCGTCGATAGTACTGGGGTCCAATTGAGTTGGTGTCGGCCAATGTTTTAAAAGGTTAGAGATTGAGTTGGATAGAACAAAGTTTTGTTTTTGCAAAGCTAAGAAAACAGTAATGATGTCTTCTTTACTAGCATCTGCACTTTTAAGAGCGTCTTCAATTTGACGCAGCTTAAACTCTTGTTCAAGTGTTAGATTAACTATTGGTGGTGGGGGTCCATAGTTTGACGGATTGGGTGGTGAAGTCATAATCGGTATGCTGAAGAATCTTGGCGAGTCTAGCGTTTTGAAGTGCTGCTGACTCATCGAGTTCTTTCGATTCAAACGCTTTGATGACTGTTTCCCACGTGTACCCGTGTTCATTGAAGTACGTTTCGGCTCGTTTGATTCCGAATCCAGGAACTCCGCTATATCCATCAGTCTGGTCACCAGCCAACGTCTGAACGTAGTGCCAATGCCTACCTTCTTCTTCGGTGATGGTGACAACTCCATCAGAAAAA